AATTGCCTTGTTGATTTGCGCCGGGATGCCGGCGAAGCCCAGCCGAAACGTGGTCGCGCGTTCGTCGACGATCTTGCGCCCCGCCTCCACCAGCTGCGAGACATTCCTGGGAGACCAGCCCCACCAGCCCATGCCACCCTTGCGCCGGATGGCGTATTCGTTGCGGAGTGCTTTCTCCCGCCCGGCAGTGGTCGTAATGGCGATTTGCGCCCTGCGTTCGTCCGCCTGCGTCACATGGATGTCATCGAGCATGTGGCCCGTGCCGGAACGCTGGTGAATGGTTTTTCCGCTGCCGCCCTTGCTCCTGCGCCGGAACGTGCGGCTACCGGGGCCGAACAGGTTCCTGTCGCTATTGCCCAAGTTGGCCGCCTTCCACGCGGCATACCCGCCAACAGTCTGTGCGAGCTTCCCGGCGATGCGCTTCCCATTCTTCGTGTAGAACTCCGAGGTGCCCGTGCTCAAGGGCGGCATGGCGCCGTCGCTGGAATCCTTCATCTGGTCAACACGCTCCCGCAGGATCGAGACGCCGAATTGCGCCAGTTGGAACATGCGGAACTTCAGCGGATCGTCCGAGCCGATGGGCAGCCGGACTTTCACACCGTTGTAAGTGATCCGGACGTAGGCTTTGACTGGCATCAGATTCTCGCTCCAGCGCCTTTCAGCAGACGGCAGGATAGCGACGCATGGCCGTGCTGGTCCGGCTGCACGCTGACGATGTTGTACGTGCTGCCGTCATAGAGCAGCTGGTCTTTCTCCAGCGGGCGTTGCGGCAGGTCCGCGATTCTGACGATCGCGATGAGTTGAATCTTCGGGTCACCCGTCGCCGGGCCCATCTTCACGAGCGCGTATGCGTCCGTCGAGTTCGCATCCTGCTGGATCGTCACGAGCGTGGCCCGCGGGTGCAGCAGTGGATTCAGCGCGAAGTCGTGCGCCTGCCGGAGAAAGTCGTCGGCGGATAGCATCTTAAAACTCAGCGAGGATGTTCGTCGCGTTCGTGCCGGTCGAGTAGACACGCGTCGCGCTGATCATGAGGCGCGTGCCGGCCGGGACATTCTTGTAGGTCACCGGCGCCGATGCCCGGGCCAGCATCACTGTCACATCCCCGGCGCCGCCCACGAAGAGGGAGCGCGTGGCGTACGCCAGGTCTACTGTGTCGCTGGGCACTACCGCGGCGGCATCGAGCACCGCGGCAAGCTCCATGTCCGGAACCAGATTCGGGTATTTGTAGCCAGCCATTGATCACCTCGAGTGGACGAGGCCGCGCGTTACCAAGCGGCCTCATAGTTTCCATCGCGACGTCTAGATGACGCCGTGCAGGCGAACGCGAACCGTTGCGTCGCCCGTTGCGGCCGCGAGTTCGGCAACGCCGATCTTCTTGTTGGTGCCGACGGTGGAGCAGCCCACTTTGTTGACGGCATCCCAGTAAACGTAATCGCCAGCGGCAAAGACGCTCGCGTCCTTTGCCAGGTCGAACACGCCCATCACGTCCGCGTTGACCGCGGTTCCGCTGAGCGCGTCGGTATTGGCGATACCGAAGATGTTGGTGACGAGCAGGCCGCCGCCCGACAGAACGTCGTACGGCGCAACCAGCTCCAGAGTGATCCCCTTGTGAACGTAATTCCTCATGATGGTCTCCAGTTGAAATTGGTCTTGGGGGCTGGTCGATCCCCGCCCCAGTGGTCCCCGTTGCGCTTAAGCTCCGTTGTTGCGCTGCAAGCCGCGGTAGTCGATCGCGGCGGCGGCAAAGTCCAGGCGGGCTTTGATCTCGAAGCCGTCCACGTCAAAGCCCTGGCGGGTTTCGATGTAGATCCCGTCCTGGCCTTCGAGGTAGCAAAACTCGATGGTGTCAACCAACCCCGGCGTTGCGGCCAGGTACCAGGCTGTGAGGCCGATGGTGGCCAGGGCGTCCAGCCGCGGCTCGACAATCGGGGTGAGCGAGCGGATCCACTCGGGGATGACCGCCGCCGGCGTGGTGGTGGCGACGAGATTGACCGGCGCGATCAACTGCAGTGCGGCCATTTCGAGCGAAGTGGGCAGCAGCAGATACGTTGCGGTCAGATTGAGTACCGTGCCCTTGGGACCGGTCTGCTTGCGCATGGCCGCGCGGGCACTCGCCAAACCGGCGACACCCAGTGCGGAACCGGCGCCGGTGTTGAGGTTCTTGTGGCCGGCAACGAACAGTGCGGCATTGTCCTCGCCCATCACCTGGTTGCCCAGGATCACGTTCCACACCGTGTTGGACTCGAGCGTGGCGCCGGCGACGCCCAGCATGAACGGGATGCGGCTGAACGCGTCGAGGTCATCGTTGATGATCGTCTTGCGCGTGATCGCCACGACTTCGCCGAAGGTCGCGAGCGAATAGGTCTGCTTGCTGTCGGTCGGCGCGGTGCGGTGGTACTCGCCCTGCTCGTTCAGCGGCTGCAGCGCGGGCAGGTCGCTCAACTGAACACGGTTGATCGGCTTGAAGTCCTTGGCCGATACCTGGCGGCAGAACTGGGCGAAGGTCCTGGGCGCAGCCTGGTAACCCTGGCGCAGCGTTTTGTTGGCGACGTTGGCCAGGATGTTCGGGAAATCCGAAGTGGTCAGAGCAGCGAGTGCAACTTCGTCGCGCGTCCTGCCGACCATCGGAGTGCCCCTGGCTGCGAGACACGTTCGCGCAAGTTCGAGGAGGCTGAGCCCCATGTACTCCCGGCCCGCACCGTCGACCAGCGGATTGTCTTTCGGCTGGAAGCGATGCAGCAGCGAAGCGGCCATGTTGTGGCGCATGACGTCCCCGCTGTCGCGCGTGACACCCGGGTTGTGCCCGTTCGTCGGCGCCTGCGCGGCGTTCCGGGCTGCCATCTCTTCGAGGATCTTCGTGCGGGCGTCTGCCAGACTCACATTGCCGTCGATCAACGCGGCAGTGAACTGTTCACTCATGCCGGCTGCAGCGGCAACTTTCCGGACCTCCATCGCGCGGAGACGTTCGGCAGTTGCTCCCTCAGCACGCAGCACATCCGGATTGACCGGCGGCGCCGCGAGGCCCGCAATGGCGGCCAGCGCGACCGGGATTACCGGAGGCACTACAACGGGTTGTTCAATTGTGCAGGCACCGGCGCCCGCTTGGAGGTTGGTTTCTTCCATCGTTACTTTCTCCTGTGGGCTCGTTGCCCGTGCCGCAGCTTCGGTTGGATCCGGAGCCGCAACAACTTCTTTCGCACTCATCAGCACGGCGCCAGGATCGGCCGGCACCGGCGTGAGCGAGATCTCGTAAGGTTCCCAATCGATCGCGGTGAACTGCTTCCGTTCCTGACCCTTGGGCGTCGTCTCGTTTTTCGTGTAGATCCACACGCCCATCGAGACGTTCCGGACGATTCCCGCCTTGACGTCTGCACGCAGACCGGCGAGTTCAGCGCGTGGGCTGAACTGCAGCGTGGCGCGGGCGGTCCCTTTTTCAATCCAGGCGCGCTGCACAACGCCCAATTGGTCCCGCACCGAACCGAACGTGTTATGGTTGTCGCAGACCGGCGCGCCATTGTTCAGGCGTTCGAGCCGCACTCCTCCGCGCTCGAGGCTTAGAACAAGATCATAAGGCTCGCCGGTCCAGTAATCGGTGCGCGGTACCGTCGCGCCACTGTAGAAGATACAGTCGATGCTGGACTCTGCATCGTTCCACGTGTTGGGCGTGAGGGCCGCAGTGAAGGCCGCAGCGAATGTCTCCGAATGCAGCCCGGGCGCGGCCCGTTCCCCTTTAAGAGCTTGCGAGTTGTCTTCCATCGTCATTCCTTGCCTTGCGGCTGTGCCTGCGCATCCGGCGCGTTAATCGCGCCCTTGTCGTTCACACGTCGCGGATCGCCGTCGAGAATCACGTGCGCCGCGTCGAACTTCTTGTTCCACGTGATGATCTCCTTCAGCTGGCTGTCGGGATCCTGGCCATGACCCGCCACCATTTCCGGCCACGTGAGGCCGCCGGTGCGCAGCGACACTTTCTCTGCATTGGCATCCTTGAGCGGATCGACCGATTCAAACTTCGGCGCGGTAAAGCGCACGCCATAATTGGCCTCCGGAATCTCGCCGGCAATGAAGGCCACATCAATGAATCGCTTGTAGATCGGGAGGATCAGTTGCGGGACCAGGCACAGCCAGCGATAGGCTTCGATGGTGTTGCGGAAACCCAGCATGCCGCCGCGAAACGACGAATAGTTCACAACGGACATATCGCCAGTCAGCAGCTCGTAGGGAATCGTCAAGCCCGCGGAGATCGCGCCCAGCTGCGTGGACCGGTAGTCCTTGTAACCACCCGATGTCGCCGGCGCGCCGAAGCGCACATCCTCACCCAACTTCAACCGCTTGATGACACCAGGCTCCAGGAACTCCGTGGGGTTATCCGTGACCGGATCGGTGCTGGTCTCGGTGAGGCTCATCAGCGAGCCATCGGGGGAGACGATGAACGCGGCGAAGCAGGACTCGATCTTCTTGCGGATCAGCTCGGCGTCTTCGTATTCGTCGAGATCGCGCATCTTCAGCATCACGGGCGCGAACCACGTGACGCCGCGGACCTGGCCGGGCCTATCCTTTTTATAGATGTGCAGGACGCTGTCGGCCGGGACCGGCTTCGACATGAAGCCTGCCCGCCAGTTCATGAGCGTCAACGCGCCGGGGTGATTGCCGAACAGCCAATAGAAATTGCGGCGGCCGATTGGATCGAACTGAACGCCTTGAATGACGCTGCCCGAATCGAGCGAGAGGGTCTTGTTGTGATCGAGGTAATCGGATTCGAGAACCTGGACCTGCACCGGCACATCGAGCCCATCTCCCGGCCGCCGTTGCCGGAATCTCACAATGCATTCGCCGCTCTCCGCCACCGCGCGGGCCACCTGCCACTGGATGCCGAAGAAATCGAGCTGACCATCGGCGTCGCAGTCCTGCGCCCACTTGGCGAACTTCTCATCAATCAGCGCGTTGAGCTTGTCATCGCCGGTATTGGCGCGCGGCATGATGCCGGTCCCGATCTGGTTGCCGACCAGTTCGGAGAGGGCCTTCGAAGCGTACGGATTGTTGCGCACCAGGTCGCGCGCCCGGTTCCGCAGCCACACCATCGAGCCCTGCGTCTCGCGATTGGCGTCACTGTCGCTGGTAATCCAGCCCCCGGTGCGCCGGCCCTTCATCGCGCCTTCGTAGGAGAACTTCTCCGCCACGGCGAGCGCGCGCCGAAACTGCAGACGGCGCAAGCCTGCCTGGGGAGCGACGAACGAAATCGCGCGGTCGAGCCAGTTGCGCCGCGGCGCCACCGGCGCGAGCGATACAGGTGCGGGCACGCTCGCCCGAATAAGTTCGAACTTACCGGTTGCCACGGCCGTCCTTGCTGAACTGCGCGTAGGAATATCCCTTGGGAGGAGCCACCTGCGCCTTCGCGATCTCCTGGTCGAGCCATCCAATCCGCTTCCGCATGTCGTCGAAGCCGGGGTAATCCATACGCGTCCCGTCGATCGTGATGCTCGTGACACCTTGCGCCATGGACGTAGCGAGGGCGTCTCGCTGGGCGAGTAGAGTTGCGAGCGGGAGTGCCATGGTTATTTCTCGAACCAATCGCGCCGCGAAAGACCGGTGCCAACACGTCCCGCGACGAACGGATTCTCTTGCGCCTGCGCCGGCCGCCCGGGCTGCTGCCGATCGGTAGCAGAGTTAGTTTCTGCTGTTGCGGCCGGACGCCCCGACAGTGTTAGCCGCTTTTGCATCGTTTCGAACTTCTCGCAGAACTTGTTCAGAGGCAGGCCGCTCGCCATGAGCGAGTGCAACCCGGCGTAGGCGTACACCCGACAGTCGAGCGCTTCGTTCCGCTTGCCCTCTTCCAGACGCCACTCGTGCTTCGCAAAGCCAAAGTGATACCGGACGAACTTCTTTTCCGCCGTCAGTTGCTCGAAGTACTCGAGCTCGCGCCCTAGCGGGAAGTGGCAGTAACTGGGCCCCTCGTCCTTAACCTTCAGCCGGTCGTAGACCGCGTCCTTCGCGGCGCTGACGCCCACCATGAAGAATGGCGTCTGGTTTTTCCGGCTGGGTTTGCGCGGCCAGATCGTTCCATCGCCGGTCCGACCCTTGGTCGCAAACACGCGCCGGTTGTAGCGGTCGCGGGTGAAACGCAGGACCGTGGCGTCCTTGTAACCGGAGTCGATGCAGGATGCGGCGATCCGCATCTGCTGGCCGTTCTCATGCGTGTACGTGGAACGGAGCAGTTCGTCGAGCTGCGCCCACACCTCGTTGCGCAAAATGTCGCCGGGGATCACATGGTAGGCCACCGACCAGGACTCCTCATCCCTGCCCCACCCGACGATCTCCATCTCCAGGCGATCGGCCTGGACGTCAACGCCGGCGGTCAGCAGGCAGACCCCGCTGGGCACTTCCGACACGTACGGCTCGCAGCGATTCCACAGCGTGTGGGCATCGGTCGCCACCTCGTGACGTTCTTCCCAGAACTTCGCGAGCACCGTGTTCATGAACGCCTTGAGCGTTTCCTGCGATTTTCGCGCGGCCAGGAACTCCGCGGCGATCGTGGCCCACGGGCGCTTCACCGATAGCAATTGCGTCACGCGGAACCCCGGAATCGGCGACGCCGGGTTCTGTGCCCGGTACTCGCCGTGCTCCACCATCCAGGACTTCTGGTGATCGGGAATCAATTCGTGGCACCCGGCGCAGCGGTACGCGGCGAGCTCCGGCTGATCCTGCGGCCAGCACAGCCCGCTCTCCGTGCCGTCGCCCAGATCGAGCACCTGGAACTCACCGCAGAACGGGCACGGCACGAAGTACTCCCGCTGGTCGCTTTCCTTCCAGGCCTTCTCAATCCGGCTCGCGCCCATCACCGTGGGCGTGGAGCACAGGATGACCTTTTTGTTGTGCTCGAATTCAGACGTGCGCTGGATAGCGAGGGAAACCGGATCACCCTCGGTACCGGCAGAGGCGGGATAGCGGTCAACCTCGTCGAGCAGCACGTAGCGGATCGGCCGCATGGCCAGACCGCTGGGGCTGATGGCGCCCGTGAAGGTCACATGGCCCGCGCCGTTGGTGAACGCCTTGTGCAGCGTCGTGTTGTCGGAGTCCCTGCTCTTCACAGTCGCCAGCTTGCCTCGCAACACCGGCGTGGAGCGGAACATCGGCGCGACACGATCCTTCGAAAGTGCCTTGGCGTCTTCGATACGGGGCTCCACCACCAGCGTCGGGCCCGGATCGACATCGGCAATGAAGCCGAGGAAGTTCAGCAGGCATTCCGTTTTGAGCATTTGAGCCGCCGACATCAGGACGACCATCTTGGCCGGGTTCCCAGGGCTCATCACATCCATCGGCTCCCGCTGGTAGGGCCGGGTATGCCACTGGCCCCGCTCCGCCGAGGCCGCCCCGGTGAGCACGCGGTTTTCGTCGGCCCACTCCGACACGGTC